CATATGATTGTGCTTATTACATTGTTTCTGTAGAAGATACTACTAATGGCGAATATCAAGTATCTGAAGTAGTTTTGGCTGATGATGAATCAAATGCATTTATTTCGGAATTTGGAATTATTCAAACTGGTGCATCACTTGGAACTATCGGCGGAAATGTAACACCATCTGGTGCTGTAGATCTCACATTTACTCCATCACCAGGAATTGATGTTCAGGTAAGAGTATATCAACATGCTCTTGGATTGGTTGATGTAACTATTCCCGAAACAATTATTGACTTTACAAATGCATATATCGAAACTGGATATGGATTCTACTATGGAACAGAAGTTGATGTTAAGAGACAATTTGGATTAACACATAAACAAAAACCAATTTTTGAAAGATACTTTGATGGTAGTGATTCCAGCATTGTAAAAGTTGGATCCAATCAAATAACACTGCCAGAAAACTTCTTTGTAACTGGTGAAGAAGTAAGTTATGTTTACTCTGGTGCTGGAACAACTTCTGCTATTGGAATTGTAACAGCAACTATCCCTGGAATCGGTGTTACTGATAAGATGCCTTCTACGGTATTCATTGTTAAAAACAATGAACTCACTGTTCAAGTCGCAGCATCTTCTTCAGAAGCATTGAGCACTTCACCAACCCTTCTTGAAATTTCTAGCGTTGGTATTGGAACTTCTCACAGATTTATTGCAAAGAATCAAAACGCAAAAGCAATTATCACAATCGATAATGTGATTCAATCTCCAATCGTTTCTACAGCGATTACAACAACTCTTGCTTCTGTAATGCCAGTTACAACAAATAAATTAGAATTTTCTGGTATAACATCTTTCTTCGGTGGAGATTTGATTAGAATTAATAACGAAATAATGAGGATTGATGGTGTAGGTATTGGTGCATCAAATATTGTTTTTGTTCAGAGACAATGGATGGGAACAGGAATTTCCACACATGATCCTGGAAGTCTTATTACAAAGATCAGTGGAGATTATAATATTGTTGATAATACTATTAACTTCATTACTGCACCATATGGACTGAAACCAATCGCATCTACAACGAATCCTCCAGATGAAAGAGATTGGATTGGTATTCAAACTCATTCCACATTTAGTGGAAGAACATTCATGAGATCTGGGGTAACAGATACTAGTGCAGAACCATATTCCAAGAATTACATCTTTGATGATATTTCTGATGGATTTAATGGAATTAACAAAGAATTTACTCTGAAATCTCAGGGTGTTGACATTGCCGGATTCTCCACAAGTAATGCTGTTATTCTTATCAATGAGATTTTCCAAGGTCCAGAAAGATCTACGGGAAGTGTATTAATTACTGGCGACTATGACATATCAGAATCTGCTGGAATCAGCTCAATAACATTCACGGGTTCGGCATCCTCAACTGCTTATGATGTGAATGCTGCAAGTATTCCTGTTGGTGGTGTAATAGTCTCTGTTGCTTCAACAGAGGGATTAGGATATCAACCTCTAGTTGCTGCTGGAGGAACTGCTACTGTTTCTATTGCAGGAACTATTTCTGCGATTAGTATCGGAAACAGTGGATCTGGTTATCGCGTAGGAGTTCAAACAGTTAATGTTGGAGTTGCACTCTCAAGCACTGGTATTCCTGAGATAACATACGTTGGTACTGCTACGGTTGTTGGTGGACATGTAACAGGAGTTGCAATTACAAATCCTGGGGTTGGATATACATCTACCAACATTCCATATGTCATCTTCGATGCACCATTATCATACTCAAATATACCATTAATCTATAGTTCCACTTCAAGTGGAATTGGTACTGAGGCATATGTTGACGTTGTAGTTGGACAAGGTTCTAGCGTAATCTCCTTCGAAATCACAAAACCAGGATATGGTTTTGGACAAAGTGAAGTTCTGACTGTAGACATTGGTGGTGCCACTGGAATTCCAACAGATCCTTCTATCTCGTTTAAAGAGTTCCAAATCACTGTTGATAGAACTGCTTCAGATACCTTTAATGGTTGGACTCTTGGTGATCTTCAGGTAATTGATCCAATTGATTCTCTGTTTGATGGGGAAAGAGTTAACTTCCCAATCAAGATTAATGGAGATCAAACAACCATCAGAGCAAGAAGAGGATCTAATATTGAAGTTAAAGCATGTCTATTGATCTTCATTAATGATATTCTCCAAGTTCCTGATATTTCATACACATTCAACGGTGGAAGTATCATTACTTTCAGCGAACCACCAAAACCAGGAGATCTTTCCAAGATTCTGTTCTACAAGGGAACTGGTAGTGTTGACACATTAAATGTCGATATTCTTGAAACTGTCAAAGAAGGAGACACCTTGACAATCACCAGTGGTGTCGAAGGATTGAGACAAAACACAAGACTGGTGACTGATGTAGTTTCCACAGACATTGCAGAAACTAACGTTTATCCTGGACCTGGTGTTACTCAAGATGCAAACTTACTTCGTCCTGTAGTTTGGTGCAGACAGACTGAAGATAAGATTATTAATGGAGAAGAAGTTGCAAAAGACAGAATTCTTTATGAACCCGTCATCAACCCAACTTCAAACTTAATTCAAAGTGTTTCTATTGCATCTACTCAAATTTTTGTTGAAAACGTTAAAACATTTTTTGATAATGCCAGCGAATATTTGCAAGATGGAACAAGCGAAAAACCACAAAGAAAAATTACAATTATATCCCAAGATCAATTAGTTTCAGCAGCTGCAACAGCTATCGTATCGGCGGCGGGAACTATTTCTTCAATCATTATTTCTGATGGTGGAGTTGGTTATTCAACAAATCCGAATGTTATCATAGAAAATCCAGTGGGACTTGGAACAACTCAAAGAGCAACCGCAACATCTATAATATCTGTAGGTGGAACAGTTTCTTCAATATCAATCTCAAATCCTGGAACTGGATATACTACAACATCACCACCAGTTGTCTTGATAGAATCTTCAAATGTGATAAGAGAAACAATCGATGATGTTTTGTATGAAGGTGATTTTGGTGTAATTGTAGGGATTAGTACAGTTACAGTTGGAGTAGCATCAACAGGAATAGTTTTTGATCTTTTTATCCCAGAAAATTCATTCATAAGGGATATGAATGTTAATACTGTTGGAATTGCGACAACAGGTGTAAGTGGAATTCAGACTGGCTACTATTTTGTAGTCTTCAATTCTAATGTCGGGAATGGATTAACATCAATTTATCAAGATGGTTCTACATTAAGTATCGGATCCACATTCATAGATAATGTATATGAAGTAGCATCTGTTTCCATAGCACAAACAAGTGCTCCTGGCATAGGATTAACATACGTTGCTAAAGTAACTGTAAGTGTTTCTGATTATAATGGATTATCTGGCATTGGTTATAGTTCATTCTATGGGGAATATAGTTGGGGAAGAATACACAATTTAAGTAGAAGTAATGCAAAAGCATTTAATTATTACAACAACGGATTAGTTGGTGTTTCAACATCACCTACCGTTCACAGATACAACCCATTAAAATATCGAAATTACGTTTGATAAATAGATAAAAAACTCATAAAATGTCTGCAATTATAACTGATCAATTAAGAATACTGAATGCTAAGAGTTTTGTTTCTGTAGCAACCTCTTCTTCAAATTCTTATTATGCTTTTGTGGGACTCCCAAATGCAACCGATTATTCTTCGACGTGGGATGCAAACCCTCCTGCGCCGAAGGATAATTTTGATCAGGAGAATGATTATTGGGATACAATGATCGCTCTCAAGAAGATTGGGGAAGATGATGTAAAGCAAGTTGTTCGCAAGGTTGCATGGCAATCTGGAACAACATATGACATGTATCGTCACGATATCAGCAGAACAAATACATCAAAACCATCTGGTGCAACAAGTTTGTATTCTGCAAATTATTATGTTGTTAATAGCGACTATAAGGTTTACATCTGTCTACAAAACGGTTCATCTCCAGAAAATCCAGAAGGAAAACCTTCTCTTGATGAACCAACTTTTGTTGACTTAGAACCAAGATCGGCAGGCACAAGTGGAGATGGTTATATTTGGAAATATCTTTATACAATTAAACCAAGCGATATTATTAAGTTTGATTCTATAAACTTTATTCCCGTTCCAAAAAATTGGGAGACAAATACCACAGACAGCGCAGTAAGAAATAATGCTTCCACTAGTGGACAATTAAAAATTGTAACTATCACCAATCGTGGCGTTGGACTTGGCACCGCAAACCAAACCTATACTAGAGTTCCAATCAAAGGAGACGGCACAGGTGCTGAGTGTACTGTCACTGTCAACAATGATTCAAAAGTTGAAGCAGTTACAATAACTAAAGGTGGTTCTGGATATACTTATGGAACTGTAGATTTGCAAGCAGGTAATGTTCCTACTGGAAGTACATCACCTGTATTTAATGTCATCATTCCACCTCAAGGAGGACATGGGGCAGATATCTATAGAGAATTGGGAGCATACAACGTAATTGTATACTCTAGAATTGAAAACGATTTACAGAATCCAGATTTTATTACCGGAAATCAAATTGCTCGTGTTGGACTGGTAGAAAATCCAGAGGCATATGATTCGACATCCATTTTGATGGAAAGTAAGGCAAGTGCTGTTTATGCTATTAAATTAACTGGTATTGGATATAGTACTGCTACTTTCCCCGCAGATAGTAGAATTACTCAAACAGTTGGAGTTGGATCAACAGCTGTTGGTAGAGTTGTTTCTTATGATCAAAATACAGGAGTTCTGAAGTATTGGCAAGACAAATCTCTCGCGGGATTTAATACTGATGGTACTGCTAATACAAATCCAACGTATGGTTTCTATTTGAATAGATTTACTTCAAATATTGGTGCTGGTGGAACAACAACTATTGTAGGAACAGACAGTTCTTTACAAATTGAAACTACCTTTAGCGGTATATCAACTGTAATAAATAGTAGAACATATTACTTGGGTCAGTCATTTGCATCTGGTTTATCCAATCCAGAAGTTAAAAAATACTCGGGAAATATCATATATGTCGATAACAGACCCTCGATAACTAGATCATCAAATCAAAAAGAAGATATCAAAGTCATTTTGCAATTCTAAAGAATTATGCCACAGGAAACTAACCTCAACGTCTCTCCATACTTTGACGATTTTGATCCAGCAAAAAATTATTACAAGGTTTTATTTAAACCCGGATATCCTGTTCAGGCAAGAGAACTAACAGGATTACAATCTATTCTACAAAATCAAATTGAACAATTTGGTAATCATGTATTTAAAGAGGGTTCTGTAGTAATACCCGGTAATATTAATTTAAACGTTAATTTTACTGGAGTTGCTCTAGAAAGTATTTTTAATGGTGTAAATGTAGATTTATACATCGACAATCTTCTCAATAAAGTAATTATAGGAGAAACTTCTGGGGTAAGAGCAAAGGTAGTTTATATTTTAAAGCAATTAGAATCTCAAAATACAACTACAATATTATATGTACAGTTTTTAAATACAAGTTCTAGCGGAAATCAAAGATTTCTTGATTCTGAAAATTTATTAGTTGAAGAAACAGTATCTCCGGGATTTGGAGATTCTACTCCAATACAACCAAATCAAGCATTTGCAACTACTTATAATTCAAATTCAGCAATATATGGATCTGCAGTTATACTTTCGGAGGGTATTTATTTTATTAGAGGAACTTTCGTAAAAGTAGATTCTCAAGTTCTTATTCTGGATTTTGATAGAAGAGGTGCTACATATAAAGTTGGATTTTTGGTGACGGAAGATATAATAAATTCTGATATTGACGATTCTCTGGTAGACAATGCAAAAGGGTTTTCAAACTATGCTGCTCCAGGTGCAGATAGATTTAAAATATCTGCTAGGTTAATTAAACTTGTACCCGAACAAAATAATGTTCCCAATTTTATTGAAATTCTAAGAGTTGAAGATGGGGCAATTTCAAAATTTAATGCAAATCCCGAATATAACCTTCTTGCGGATGAA